TCCTTTTCGAGCTCTTCCGTCATGTCTTCCTTCATTGGTCCACCTGTTTTGAAGAGGGCTACACGCGCCTCAGGGTTTGCAGGATCCCGAACGAGAGAAACCTCGTCGAGGTCGAGTGATGCGATAAGTTTGGTCAATCTCCCAACTCCATCAGTGCGCCTTGACCCCCGAACGAGAACGCAGGAAACTCCCCTGCCTTCACCATCGCCCAGACGTCGTCATTGTAGATCTTCATTCCGATGATCCAGCCCTCACGGTCACAAGAGATCCCCAGCGCTTTGAAGATCTCCTCAGTTACCGGGAGGGAGTGAACGACAGCACCTATAGTGTCGCCGTAATGTTCAGTCTTAGCCGCCCGGAGGCTTTTCTCCATGAAGGCGGTTGCGGCCTTGAGCATCGTGTCGGAGGTGATGACGTGACCATGACGATCGACAACGTATTCGCCGTTGACCTTCGTGACAGACGCCCAACCCCAGACGATCCTCTGCTCGTCATCGACGCGGAAGATCTCTCCGTCCAGGTTTGATTTCGTCAGTTCAGACACAGAAACGTCCTTGTCCCACATGCGGCACGACCAGTACGCGGCCGAGGTCTTATCTTTCTGGGTGTCACAGCTGTGACGGGCCCTGAAGTTGGCTCTGGCCTTCGGGTCGTCCCGCCGGATCTCCATATCGGGATCCCCGAACGTCACCTTCTTGACCTTTTCACCGTCTTTAACATAGACCCCAAACTTCTTTGAGGCCCCCGGTTCGAGCCGGAACGGCTTGTCGAGTGCAACTTCTCGTCCTTGATACGCTGCCTTCGCGATCTTTTCAACCCCAACTGCGGAATATGCGGACGCAAACGCGCGAGACTCGTCTTTCGTTTGGGTGAAGACCTCGTTAAACACAGCGCGGAACTGCTCCAGCTTCTCAGCGGGAACCTTTTCCTTCACCGTTTCCGGTAGGTCTGCGATGGTGGGGTATGGCATGCCAGTCTTTCTCGTTTGAGGGTAATATAGGGAGTCGCCGTGGGGTGTCAACCCCCCGGCTTTTCCTCATCGGCCTCAGGGGCGCTCACAGGGGCCTCAGGAGCCCCTTCTACCTCTTTGGGTGGGGTGGGTGCCGTGGGAGGCGTCTCGGGCGTCCCTGGGGCCTCCTGTGGCGTCTCCTGCCGGAGTTCCATCTTTACCTTCGGTAGTCCGGCGGCCCGGAGCAGGTCATCCACGATGTGGGGCTGGTCAGAGACCGAGATACCCGCCTGGTTCAGGTTCCGGAGGAAGCCCGAGATCTCGCGGAGGTCGTGCGGAGCAACGTCACCAGCCTTCAGGGTCGGCATCAGGTCGAAGTCGAGACCGTTCAGCTCCCAGAGGACCGGGAGCAGCTGCTTGTTCAGCGTGGCCACGATCGTCCCCATGTACCCTTCGAGGGCCAGGAGGAAGATGTCCGTCTTCGACTTTGACAGAGCGAATGAGCCCTGTGCTCCGGAACCCAGCATCAGGAACTCGGCCAGGACCGTCCGGGCGATGTCCGTCTGATACCCCTGGACCACCGGCCGTGTGTCGATCGCACGGGAGCCTTGAGACGCGATCAGCTCAACGTCGAGCATCTTCACGCTTGAGACCTTCCCCTCGGCGTCCGTGTACGTGTCGGATGGGAGCAGGAGGTAGCCCTGGTCGTTGAACCGGACGTCCCGCAGGATCTTCTCCATCGACGCGCGAAGCGCCTTCTGATCGTTCGTGGCGTTCGGGGACAGGTACTCCGCCGGCATCCGGCCGACAGGCATCCCGGTGAGCTCCCGCTCGATCCCGATCGCTTCCACGCGCTGCATGGAGTTCAGATACGTGTACGGAACGTAGGCGTTCCGGAGGACAGACCGGCCTGCCGGCTCGTTGTTCACGGTCGTGGTCCGGAAGTGGAGGCTCTTCGCCTTCGGGATAAAGATCCGACCCGCGCCGATAGTACCCTCCTGCCACATGCCTTCGATGTCGCCATGGTCTGTGACCTGGAACCATTCGGTTGTCCACTGAGCCCGAGGAGCCAGCTTCCGCACGCCGATCCGGCCGTCCGTGTACCGGGACCGGAACTTCTGAGAGGAGGTCTTCATGCCGTCACGGCGTTTGTAAACAACCTCGAACCAGCTCCAACCGTACTCGAGGAAGGTCAGGACCTCGGCGATGAAGTCCTCAACGCTGTGATCCATGTCCTTGATGATGCTCTCGACGAACTCTGCCTCGCGTTTCGCCGCGGGGGTGTCATCCGCCGGCACCACGTCAATGGCGGTGTTCCGGAGGGTTTGTTTCATGGCGTGCAGTGCGGCGCCGATGATAGGATCGTTGTCAGCCATCTCCCGGAACTTTCGAACCGCGCGTCGACCGCGGAGCTCCGGCAGGAACTCATCCTGGAGGAAAGACCCTTTGTTGCGGGTGTTCACCCCGCCGACACCCATCTCTTTGAGGGCCGTGCCCTGGGTCAGCAATTTCGTCATTTCAGTTCCTCTTCCTTCTCAAGGGACTTCGCGTCCTTGTACCCCAGAGACATGACAGGTCGGTGCGACCCGCCCAGCTTCAGTTCAGTAATCGCCCAGACCATCGCGTCGAGACGGTCCGGTGAGGCCATGCCCGAAAGCGGCTCCCACTCAACCATCTGCTCCTCAAGGTCAATCAGACCTTTCACATGACACACCTTGCCCTGCTCGTAAAGGGCTGAGACGGGTTCCGCTCGGGCGGCCTTCCCGCGGGAGGCGTGGACAAGCTTGATCGGCAGGTCCGGTTCGATCGTGTTCAGAGTGTATTTCACCAGATCCCCGCCCTGGTTCTTCTCAGCGACAACCCGGTCCGCACCCCAGCGGTGGAACGCGTCCACAGCCTTCGTCGCCCACTCCTGAGGGGAGTACCGGCCGGAGATGTCCTCGAGGACGTAGGCCTTGTCATCAGTCCCCAGAGCCGCGGTGACGATCCCGGTGTGGTCTGACGTCTTGTTCGTTGAGACAGCTGGATCGACAGCAACGACAATCCGAAGGAAGTCTACCTCCGGATCCGTTTCCAGCCGACAGGCGTCGAGGAGCGCGTGATTCCACAATGCCCCCTGAGCCTCCGACAGGATGCTGGCGTAGAGCTCCTGCTGACCCAGCCGAGTGCCCTCGTACTTGTCCTTCATCTTCTGAAGGTAGGAGGGAGCCAGGTTCTCGGCGTTGTCATACGTGGACCCGGTCGAGATGATCGTGGTGCTCTCCGCCATGATGTCCTTCAGGAGCTTCCTCGGCTTCGGTGTCGTGGACACAAAGATCTGAGGGTGCTTGCCAAGGCGGAGGCCGAACATGAGCATGTCCCAGGTTCCCTGGTCATCCTTCCAGGCGCAGAGCTCGTCAGCCCAGGCTGCGTCGAACTGAGGACCACGGAGACGCTCAGGCTCCTCGGCGGAGTACATCTTCGCGATCGCTCCGTTCGCCCAGGTCAGCTGGCGCTTCGAGGGCTCGTACTTGGGCTTCCCCATGAGGTTGCCCTTGTCATCCTTGTCCTTGTCCCAACAGACAGCCAGGATCCCGGATTCACCCTCGACGAGAACGTCCCTGCAGTCAGCCGCCGTCGGAGCCAGGAGGGCGATCCGCTTCTTCCCGCTCTTGACCTGCGCCCGGACCCACTCGGATCCGGAACGGGTCTTGCCCGCCCCACGTCCCGCCAGGAACATGAAACAGAACCAGGAGGTGGAGGCCGGCGGGAGCTGGTTCTCTCTCGCGAAGAAAGACCACGTATGCATGAGCTCGTCAGCCCTGGCCGGCCCCAGCTTCCGCAGGATCTTCCCCTGCTGCCATTTCGGGAGAGCCCGAAGGTCTGAGATGTGGGCCAGAGGTTGCGTCATTCCTTGTCAGAGCTCTCGTCTTCACCCATCTCAAGGCCGAGCATCTGCGCGAGCATGTCCACGGCGGAACCGTTCTGATCCACCTCAATCGGACCACCATCCGGGCCTGACAGCTCGGTGACGTTCTTCTTGTTCCACTCAGGAGAGGTCTCGAGGTAGAACTTTGCGGCCTGGAAGTCGTTGTTGCCGATCAAACTCATGATCACAGACGAGGCTGCTTGTTGTCCCAGGGCCCGGCCCTCGGCAAGCTCTTTCGCGTAGTAACGGGAGGCTGTCTTAGGGGGGAGCCCGATGACGTCAGCAATCGATGCGATCGACATCTTGAGGGCAGCCATGCTGCGGACCTTCTCGGCCGTGGCTTTCGTGTAGCGGTACTTGCGGGGGCGACCCATCGGTGAGTTCCTTCAGTTTGAATTAACGAGATCGTAACGCCCCAGGCGGGTCAAATCAAGGTCACCTACGGTGAGGGTACCCTTAGAGGCCCCCGGTGTCGGGGACCCGGCCGGGATCCAAGGACAGACCTCAGGACACCAAATACCTCAGGCGCCGCAGGCGATAAATCAATCTCGTTGATGAGGACAAAAAGTCTCAGAGCCTCCTCATGCGGCACCTAATTAGGTACCTCTTTAGGTTCAGGAGGTTTGTAAGAGACAAGGTTGATTACGCTATCGCCTTACCAGTAAATCTTTACTGTACCGGCTTACCGACCCCCCTTACCCCCCACCATTTAGGGATTATCACGATTTTGTCAAGGGGTGTGATTTGAACATTTTTAGAA